GGCAGGGGCTTCGAATCCCTGCTTCGGAGTAAGCCTGGAGCGTCGCTCCTACCGGCACTCCAGGTTCTCCGACACCCGTGGAGGGGTGGAAACAACATGAAGCGAACGGCACTGAAACGGCGCGGTAGTAAGCCGATACGACGAGCTGGCGGGGCTGTACAGAATCCCGAGTACTTAGACTTCATCCGGCGCTGGGAATGCGTTCTGGCAACCACGTATGATTGCGTGGGGCCCGTTGAGGCGGCGCACGTCGGGGACCGCGGGCTTGGCCAGAAATGCCGGGACGAAGAAGCCATCCCGCTGTGCGGCTACCATCACCGAACAGGGCCGGATTCTCAGCACGTCATGGGGAAGAATTTTTGGGACCACCACGGCATCAACCGGGCCGATCTGGTGACACTGTATCAGGGCATCTATCAGGGGATCGGCGCGGGGGCCACAAAAGCATGACTGCCAACGGACGGGCGAACGAAGTTACCAGCGATTCATTCCGTGATCCTCGCGTAGTGAAGATCCAGAACGAAGTGGCGCAGGAGTACGGGATGAAGCGCGAAACGATGCTGTTCCGTGGCAAGTCAAACGGGAAGGTAAACGCTCGGCGCGTGGCGATGATTCGGTGCCGTGCCGAACTCGGATTGTCCACGGTCCAAATCGGTGTGGCGTTTAACATGCATCACACGACCGTGCTGCATCACCTGAAGCAGGACGATAAGACCTGGGACACGGTAAGCGTTCGCAGCGGCAAGCGGCGGCATAACCTCACGCTGCTGGAGGCTCGGGCGATGATCTCGCGCATGGCTCGGCAGATGAGGGACCAAGCGTTGCTGATTGAGCAGCAGGCCGAACAGATTGAAAAGTTGGCTCAGGTATGAACTGGCATTATGCACCGGGTATGGCGATGCGGCGCGACTTCGGAACCGGAACATGTCCGCACTGCCAGAAGCCATTCACGCTGGCCAATAAGAATCAAATAACCTGCGGGGGCGACGGCTGCCGACGGGCGCAGGCTCGAATTACAGACCGGGCGTGGAAGCGTGGAAAGCGGAAGGCCGATGCTAATTGAAACCACGTACTACATCCTGCCGATGCGCGAAATACGCAACCGATAGCGGTGTAGTGTGTGCAAATCCGTGCAAACCCGATCAGGCGCAGTTCTGGGGGCTGTACAAACTGGAAAGCGACGGATGCTCAGAGTGGGTATCTGACCATCCGTCGCAAAAAGAAGCTGATGCGGCTATAGACCGCATTCAGTCAGCAGCGCGTCTGGAACCTGGCGGCGGTATTTCCGCACCAGCGTCTGTCCAAGAGCAGCCTGTTTCGGCGTGAGGCGTCCGCAATCGGCCAACGAGTGACCGATCATGCCGTCCAGCCGGCTGAACCCGATACCGTTGAGCACTTTGGCGTGGTCACCGTCGAGGTCTGCAATCATCTGTAAGGCCTGGTGTATCGCGGCGATCTGGGGCACCGTCAGCGTCTCGGCGATCTTCGCGTACTTAGTCCGGGGCGTGTCCTGCGTTGCGGCTTCCGACCGTCCGGGGACTATCGGCGCGTCCATGAGTTCGACTTGCTCCGGTGTCAGCCGTTCCGGGTGCTCACGGTCCAGCGCGGAATCAATAACGTTTTGCTTTGCCACCAGACGTTTCGCCATCGTGGCGGCGATAGATCCCTGAATCACTAGATGTTCACAGAGCACGCTGTTACGCTGGCCGATGCGGTTGCAACGGTCTTCAGCCTGCGACATGTTTCCGGGGACCCAATCAAGCTCCACGAACACGACATGCCACGCGGCGGTCAGGGTGATACCGACACCGGCAGACTGAATCCCGCCGACAAACACGCGGCAGTCGGGATCGTTCTGGAACCGGTCTGATTCGGCCTGACGTTGCATGATCGGCGTCTTTTGAGTGATGCTAGCGGTGCCGATACCTTCGCCAGCCAGAGCAGAAAGCATACCGGCAGCGACGTCGCCATGATGACAAAAGACCACAACTTTGTGAGATTCGTCAGCCTTCAGTGCCGTCAGAACGTGTTCGACCGCGTGAGGTAACGTCGCCATCGCTGTCTCATGCCGGAGCCTGGCCATTTCAGTAAACGCAAACGATGCGCCTTTCTTCAGTGCTGCCACGGCTACCTGGTACGCTTCCTCTGATTCAGCCTTTGCAAGCTCCACGGCAGCGCGCAGGCGCTCCAGTTCTTCTTCGTGGGACTCTGCGGCCTCCGACTCATCCGCAATCGCGTCAGACGCCGAATCCGCTTCAAGCTCGATAACCACGCGACGTTTCGCCGGCAGCTCGGTGAGAACCTGCGTTTTCGTGCGGCGGATCATGATCGACCCGCGAAGCTCACGCTGTAGTTCGTCCAGGTTCGTAGCGCCGTTCGGATCGTACCCGGCGCCGGGCGACGTGAACGACCCGGTGAACTTCTTCGCATAGACGTAGAACGACTTGAATATCTCGTGATCCGGGGCCAGCCAGTGGAACAAGCCGAAACCCTCGCTCGGGCGGTTTGGGATCGGGGTGCCAGTCATTCCAACCTGAAGGCGGCCACGCACACCCGGCGACGGCTCCACCTTCTGGCGCTTCGCAGTGTATGGGTCCATGCCGAAGATTGCCAGCGTGCGCTTAGACTCCCGGTTCTTGAGGTAGTGCGCTTCGTCAATCGCTACCAGGTCCCACAGTTCGGCCTGAATCTTCGCCGCGTGTTTCGTCGCAATATCGAAATTCATGATGACGATATCCGCGTAACCACCGGGCCAGCTCTGGCCGGTAGCGATACCAATGCGAAACTTTCGCACCAGCCATTTGTTCAACTCGCGCATCCAGTTCTGTTTCAGTGTCGCGGGGCAGACGATTAAAACCCGTTTAACATCGGGGCGGGCGTTTATCATGCCGATCACCTGAATCGTCTTGCCAAGTCCCATATCGTCGCCAAACAGGACGTTATTACGTTTCAGTGCGCTGGCAATACCGGCTTTCTGAAATGGCAGATAGTCCAAACCAGCTGGGGCCGGAAGCTCGACGTCGGCGGATGCGGCGCGGGATTCGTCCACCAAGGCGGCACGCTCTTTGCCGATGCGCTCAAACTCGGACTTCTTGGCAGCCTGGGCGGCGGGGTCCATGAGCAGCTTGGCGACTTCCTCGCGGCTGGTCCACCAGTGCTTGCGGTCTGGACACCAGCGAAACCCGGCAGACTTCGCGTGTTCCCGCTGCGCGTAGGGGATGGTGACGATCCAGCGGATGCCGTCGCGGTTAACCGGAAACGTCATGCGGACACCTCTAGAACAAACAGGACAAACTGGGCAGCCCGTGTCAGTTTGCCACGATTGCGAACCAATGGCGCAAAGTCAAACGGGACGTAACCGGAAATCTCATGGCCGGTGACTACCGAGATGATGCGCTGTGTCTGCAGGTCAAAGACCGGCGGCTCAACATGATGCGCTATCCGGCACTGCGAACAGATAGTGGGCCTACCGAAGCTGCGGTTCAACTCATAAACCGTACCGGCTTCAGGATCTGACCATGCGGCCATATGTGCGGCGGGCATCATACGCAACCGCCATCACGCTGACCGGCGTGCATTTCGCACAGATTTTTAGCGCCACCCAGCAGGCCAGAAATGCCAAGCCATGTAGTCCCCTGCCAGCATTCGTAGTCACCGTTCCGCAGCATCTGAATCATGAAGCCGTTGATTGAGTTCCACGTCGGTTGCGGTTTCCACCACGACGGCTGGGGCTTTAATTTATCCTGTTGCCAGATCATGCGTTTTCCTTCGGGAGTGTTCGGGGCAATCATGCTGCCACCCCGTGATTCTTGCCACCGCATGAACATTCGCAATTGTGGCCACGAGCGCTGGTGCATCTTGCGTCGCATTTATGATCAGGATTCAACCGGGCAGTCAGTTTGCCAAATGCCATCATTTTTCCGCAGGTGCAAATACCGTTTTTTGTGTCGCCAGCGTAGACAGTAGGCTTTCCTCCGCCGCAAGCCGTAACGTGAACGCCCGCCGTAATAGCTTTCCCGGCTTCATCGTTGCGCCAGTAAAGGAAACCATCGCCAGACCGCTGACGGTTCGGGTATTCAACGCGATTGCCACGCTTGCAAGATTTGCAGTTGTAAATGTAAGTCGCCATCGTTTAGGCCTCCTATAGCCTTATCGCGGCTGGCCCGGTGGTCGCCGGTCCTGCCTGACATTCATAGAATAACATAGCTAATGATTTACTTGCAACCATCAGCTGTTAGTACGTCTTCAGTTTGCGAAATCAGGCGGCTTCCAGTACCCTTACAGTCAGATGGCGAAACGCAAACCCGCAGAGCAGAACCCGGCGCTGAGAATTGAATACTGGCCGATAGACCGGCTTCAGCCATACGAACGCAACCCGCGCCGCAACGACAGAGCTATCCCGCAGATGGTGGCTTCGATCAAAGAATACGGCTTCACGATCCCGGTGTTGGCGAAGTCTGACGGGCTGGTAATCGACGGCCACCTGCGCCTTAAGGCTGCGGTTCAGATGAAGCTCACAGAGGTGCCGGTTATCCCATGCGATACGTGGACCGAGGCGCAGGTGAAAGCGTTTCGGCTGATGGTGAACCGCTCCGTCGCGTGGGCCGATTGGGACATGGACGCGCTGGCTCTGGAGTTCGGAGACCTGAAGGCGCTGGACTTCGACCTGACAATGACCGGGTTCAACTCCCGCGAGATCGATGCGCTTACACTTGAGCCAAACGCTGCGGAAGACGACGCGCCTCCGTTGCCGGCCGATCCGGTCACTAAACCGGGCGACCTGTACTTGCTCGGACCGCATCGGCTATTGTGCGGCGACTCCACCAGTGCGACCGACGTGGCGCGGCTCATGGGCGACTGCAAGCCGTTCCTGATGGTGACCGACCCTCCGTATGGGGTGGAATACGACGCGAACTGGAGAAACGAGGCTTTAGCCGGAAAGCCAAGAGCTGACGGAAAGATCGGCGGCGGCGCAGGCGCAATCGGGAAAGTACTTAACGACAGTCAGGCAGACTGGCGCGAGGCATGGGCGTTATTTTCGGGGAATGTAGCTTATGTGTGGCACGGTGCGGTTCAGGCTGGCATAGTAGCCGAAAGCCTTAATGTCAATGGCTTTGACATGCGCATGCAGATCATCTGGGCAAAGAGCCATTTCGTCATAGGGCGCGGACATTACCATCCGCAGCACGAGCCATGCTGGTACGCCGTGCGCAAGTCGGCAACGGCCAACTGGGTCAGCGACCGCAAGCAAACCACGCTCTGGCAGATCGACAAGCCAATGAAGTCCGAGACCGGGCACAGCACCCAGAAGCCTGTGGAGTGTATGCGCCGTCCTATCCTGCACCACACCAAAGCTGGCGACGAGGTATACGACCCGTTCCTCGGCTCCGGCACCACGCTGGTAGCTGCTGAACTGACCGGGCGCGTCTGCTACGGACTCGAGTTGGACCCCGGATACTGCGACGTCATTGTCGCTAGGTGGGAGAAGTTGACTGGAAAGAAAGCAACACTGGAGCCGGGTTTTTCCCGTACATAAAACGAAATGGCCAGACCTTCTTACCAACCAACCGACCAAGACACCCGTACCGTGCAGACGATGGCGGCCTGCGGATTCCCGCACGCTGAGATCTGCACAATTCTTGATATCGACGAAAAGACGCTGCGGAAACACTTTCGCGACACGCTCGACAAAGCCATGATTCAGGCCGACGCAAAGGTGTCCCAGACTATGTTCCAGATGGCGACATCGGGCGAACACCCGGGCATGACGGCCTTCTGGATGAAGGTTCGCAGGCGCTGGAAGGAACCGGCGAACGATCACCGCTTCGTGGACGAGTCGGGCAAGGACCGTCCATTCCTGCTATCTGATGCTGACAGGCTGATTGCGGAAGCTGATGCCGAAATTAACAGCAGAGAATAGAGCACGATTCCTTCTAGACCCGGTAGAGTTCCAGCGCACGCAGTTGAGGCGAAAGCTCTGGGCCAAGCAGCGCGAGATCCTGCATTCAGTGGCCACCAGACCGCTGACCACGGTCAAGGGGTGCCACGCATCGGGTAAAACCTATTCAGCCGCGGGGCTACCGCTCTGGTGGCTGGTACGGTACCGGCGTAACTCCAAAGTCTTCGTAACGGCTCCGACAGAACGGCAGGTAAAGACGTTTTACAAGGACGTGCGGGTAGCGTGGGACGCAGGGCCGGTGAAGCAACTGCTGCCGATGCCGTCAACGCTTGGCCTGAACGTCGCTCCGGACCGCTACGCCTACGGGGCGAGCTCAAGCGCGGGCGTCAACATCCAAGGGCTGCACGGTGAACACGTCCTGATCATCTGTGACGAGGCTCCGGGTATCGGCTCTGAGATCTGGGACGCAATCGAAGGCATCAGGTCCGGCGGCAACGTCCACGTGCTGGAGCTTGGCAACCCGGTGGTGCCGTCCGGGCACTTTTACGACAGCCATACGAAGGACCGGGCAATCTACAACTGCATCAGCATCAGCGGCTTCGACACTCCCAACCTGCTCAACGAACTGACCGGGCTGCCGCTGACGGAAGAGGAGCTGCTGGGCCTTGACGAAACGCGGCTGGCGCGTGTAGCAGATCCTGGCCTGATAACGCGGGCATGGATTCGCGAACGTCACAAGGTCTGGGGGCCGAAGCATCCAAAGTACCTCAGCCGCGTGCTCGGTGAGTTCCCAGGCAACGACCCGTACAGCGTCTACCCGCTGGCGTGGATTGAACGGGCAAACAGGGTGCCGACGGATCTGGAGATACAGCAGAACAGCACAGAGACAGTTCAGATCGGTATCGACGTTGCGGGGCCGGGGTCAGACGAAACCGTGCTGGTGGCGCGGCGGGGCGGACAGATCCTCGAAACCCACGCATTCTCAGACAACGACCCACGTGGACCAGTGGCCAACATCCTGCATCGGTTCCGAGCTTCAGGGCGGTTGGGTCTGGTGGTAATCGACATTGCAGGCATCGGCTACAACTTCGCTCTCCACATGGCGGACCAGCGGTTCCCGGTGTACGGGTTCAATGCCGGGTTTAGTGCCATAGATTCAACGCAGTACGTCAATCAAAAAGCGGAAACGTATTGGCAGTTTCGCGAATATCTCAGAGCCGATGCAATATCAGGTCTGGTGGACGAGGAGACATCGGCGCAACTATCTACGCTTCGGTATCGCGAGAACAGTCAGGGGCGCACTGAAATCGAGACGAAGGATCAACGCAACCAGCGTGGCATACCGGGCAGCCCTGACCGGGCAGAAGCGACGATCATGGCGTTTATGCACGTGCGACCGCAACATCAAGAGCGCGCACTACCCGGCTACGAGATCTCACCGATATAGCTTGCATCCAACTGTAAGCACACTGTAAGCTATAAACCAGCATGGAACAGTTTCCCCTCGGCGAAATCGATGGCGTTCTTCCACAGTTGGATGCTATGGTTCCGTTCTACATGATGACAACCATACCCGTTGTTTGGAGCAAGTGCCCGTACATTGGCGAAGTCGATACCGGGTTCGAATTGACTCGTGGACCACGGTCTCCGCACAACAAAGGCACGCACAAGTGGAAGCCGGGGAGAAAGAAGAGAGTATGAAGCAGATCAACGTGCCTGTTGAGGACGAAGTCTACGAAACGGCGAAGATCATGGCGGCGAAAGCTGGCATGATGCTGAAGGCGTGGGTAGCGCGGGCAATCCTGACACAGGCGGCAAAGGAGCGGAACGACGATGGAAACAGTTAGCGTAGACCTCGGCTGGTGGCCGGGTGTGGCGTATGTGATAGGGCTGGTGGTTGCGGTGCTGGCAATGTGGCGCTGGGATATGCGGCGGATGCGCAGGAAGCAGCGCGAACAGATGCGGCAGGAGGAATTGATGCGGCAACACGTGTCATTCCTGCATGGCAACGGGCAGGGGCGGAAGTCATGAGGGATATCCTGATGGCTCTCGGGGCCGTGGTGATCGGCGTTGCTTGCGCAGCGTTGCCGATGCTGGTGTTTCTGGTAGGTGGGCAATGAAGGTCGGATGTGTGATGCTGATGTCACCGGGCCGCGAGGCTTTCCAGCATCAGGCCGTGCGATGCTTCGACAGCCAGACCTATACCGGCGAACTCAGGCTACTGATGCTGCCTGCGGAACAGGGCAAGACCATCGGTGCGATGCGGAACCATGCGAACTCACTGCTCACCGATTGCGATATCGTGTGCCACTTTGACGATGACGACTGGAGCCACCCGAACCGGATCGCGGAGCAGGTTGCATTGCTGCAGGCGACCGGCGCGGATTGCGTAGGGTACAACGAGATGCTGTTCTGGCGTGAACGGGCACCGGAGCGACCGGGCGAATCGTGGCTGTACAGCAACCCGAACCCGCGTTACGCGCTCGGCACCAGCCTGTGTTACTGGCGCAAGGCGTGGGAGGCGCGACCGTTTCTAGACATCAATCACGGCGAAGATACGGAATGGCTGAAGGGATTGCGATGCGAGGCGGTCAGCAGCGGGAAGCCATCAAGCAGGGCAATCTACAGCGCCGATCTAATATCCATGATCGCCCGTATTCACAGCGGCAATAGCAGCAGCGCATACGACCCGCGAGAGATGGCAGAAAACGCTGGGCTGCCAGTGTTTGAGCGGCAGTGGTCACGGGTACCAGCGTGGGACAAGGTTTGCAGAAAGGTGATGGAGTGAGGCTTAATCTCGGATGTGCAGACCGTCGAATAGACGGATTTATCGGCGTAGATATCGCGCCGGGGCCGGAGGTAGACGAGATTGTAGACCTTGAGGGGCCGTGGCCGTGGCCGGATTCCAGCGTCTTGGAAGTGCGGGCGCATGACGTTGCGGAGCATATCGGAGATTGTCAGCACGTCCAAGATTGGGCGTGCACGAAGTGCATTGCTATGCGTTTCAGATTGGAACCGACAAGGCTTTTGTTTTTGCGTCACGATCTCGGGAGAATCCACTTTCTCAACGAGCTTTGCCGGGTGCTGGTATCTGGAGGACTGGCGACAATCGAAGTACCAGACGCGCTTCAGGGTGCCGGGTTTATTCAAGATCCGACGCACAAAACAGCATGGACGAGGAACATGTTTCAGTACTTCGGGGCCGGTATCGGTGGAGAGTTTGCGCATGGGCGGCTTTCAATCGGCTACGGCATCACGGCTAGATTCAACCTCGTGAGTCTGGACCGGCGCGAATATCAGGACACTTACGACAAGGTTTGGAAGATCATGGCAACACTACAGCCGGTAAAGTAGGATGGGGCTGTCAATTATCATCCCCAGCAAAAATCCGGTCAACCTTGCGGCCTGCATCACGGCTATCAGGGCGGCGGCCGAGACGTGTCGAATCATCGTAGTTGACGACGGGCTACCGAACTATAACCACGGCATCGGAGCCTATGTGGTGCAGGGGCACAAACCGTTCGTCTATGCGCGAAACATCAACCTCGGCATTGATGCAGCCGGT